TCATAAATTCTTTTCTAAAATCTTGTATAAAACTATTTAGCACTTTTGAATCTTCGTTCATTATAATTTTTAATGCCTCTTTAATCTTTTCACGACAAGGAGCAGGGGTTGATGACTTCACAGCTTCGACACCCATAATTTTTAATTTAGGTTCTTTGTAACGAACACCTTCAACATCATGTGCATTTAAAATATATCTTTTCTTTGCAACCCAAATACCTTTGTCTGCAATCACTTCTCTTTTCATCTGCATCTTTTGTTCATAGGCATTTACATATTCAGCAAGTTCTTGATAAGACTTATCAATAAAAGGTTCGATTTTATCTGTAGCGACCTTGTCCAAGAAGTCAACGATTTTTCTTTTATCTTGTTCTCCTTTGAATACTTTGCTGACAAGTTTGTCAAAACAAATATACACCGAGTCCGTATCTGATGCAATAATGTAATCTTCTCCATTGGTTTCAAGTATCTTATTAAGATACCCATTAAGAGAATGTTCAATATATCTAATAGCAAATTGACCACTGGTAGTAATTGCTTCAGCAACCAAAAGATTATAATACCTAAACCAGTTATTACCAATAGCACCATACGCACTATTAAGAGAAATCTTTTTGGCCATTTGGATATTATTAAATTTGGCGATTGTTTTTTTAAGTTTTGGGTCTTTAGTTCTTTCATAATCTTTCTTCGCCTCCAACATTAACTGTTTGAATTTTACTCTGTCATCATACATCTTTTGCATGAGTTCAGGTAGAAATCCTTTTTGAGTTGTTTTAAACAAAGCACCATTTGGTGTCATAGTTGCATCTTTTAAAATAGATGTATCTACACTTTTATTTAGCATTTTCTCAACAGACATGTTTTTAACTTTTTCATTTGCAACTAATGTTTCTGGTGAAATATTATATTGCATAATCAAATGTGGGTATAGTGAATTTAAATCAAAAGACATAACCCAATTATGTAAACCAACTTGTGGTTCTTTTACATACGCTCCTTCAAACTTTTCAGTTTTGTTTCTTTGTACTTTTTGTGGAATTACTATATTCTTTTTTCTAAGTTCATTATAGATTAGTATATCCCAATATTTAACTGAACCAAGTACATCCATATAATTAACTTTGGCATCATAAGCCATAGTCAAACATAGTTCAATCAATCTCATTTTATCTTCTAGTCTATCAACGATTTCTACATCTTGTATATTGTAGTCAATAAACGATTGGAAGTCCTTTAAGTACCATTCTCGGAATGTTTCGTATGGATTGTCATCTTTACTCTCACCGAGTTCAATATGGGCAATATGGTCAAGTCTGTAACTCTCACGATTGGTATATGTAAACTTCCTATACAAATCATAATAATCTAAATGTGATACACCTTGTATATCATAGACTTGATGTTTTCTACCCATTTGATAAATTTCTCTACCTGATACATTACCCCAAGGTGATAATCTATTTACTTCGTTTTCATCATATAAATTTTTAATACGATTACAAACATATGGCAAGTCAAAAAATTCTGTATTCCAACCTGTGATAACATCTGGTTGATTCTTTTGCCAGAAAGATAAAAACTCTTGTATCAACATTTTTTCGTTATCACATTTTACATAGGTGACATCTTCTCTTGTGTTTTTATATTCACCTGTACCCCAAACTAATATTTGTTTGTTTTGATGATTCTTAATTGTAATTGATAGTAAAGGTTCAATTGCATCCTCTGGGTTTGGAAAACCATTTTCACATGCAACTTCTATATCAATCGTTACAATAAGAATTTTATCAACATCCCACTTTACAAAACTAGGATATTCATCTGCAATATAATTATACTGAAATGTAGTATTGCCAAAGATTAAATGTGGTTGGTCTTCATAAGACTTTAACCATTCTTTAGCTTCTTTGATTGTATTATGTTTTATAGGTGTAACATATTGACCATCTAAGGTTTTGTGTTTTGTTTCTTTGATTACTTTACAGAATAATGTAGGGGAATATTTAACCTTTCGATTAATCCTTTCTCCATTTACATATTCTCTAACGAGCAGGGTATTACCCCATGGTGTTACATTTGTATAAAAGTTCATAATATATCCGCCAGTATATCTGGCTCAACAAGTTTTGTCAATGTTTATTTGTTTTCTTCTTGTAAAAATTCTTCTGCCGTTTCTGGGTAAAATGAATTCAATGTTGCAAGTTTATCAGATGCATCTGCCAATTTAGTCATTTCTAAATCCATTGCTCCAACTAAGTCTGGGTGTTCACCTATACCTACAGGATTGTTTATATAAACATCAATGTTTGCTTTTGCAGCCGCAACTTCAGCTTCATATTTTTTTCTTAGTGCATTTATCATTCTGGGTCCCTCATGTCTTCATCATTGTTATCACCTCGTTCTATGTAACTTGATAGAACGAATTTCCTATCTGGGTTTACTGCAACTTTTAATCTAGTAAGTAATTCCCTGTTAATTAAAAATGTACTTTTAGAATCTCTTGTGGTTAATCCTATTGGAACATCTTTATATAATTTGTTATTAAATTTTATATCTACTAATACGATTGGTCTTTTATCTATCTGGTCTACATGAACAGGTCTAGATACACCAACAATGTTATTAGTAAATTTTTTACCATCTCTTTCCCATTTAACAATTTTACCTTTTATTTCTAATTTGTCTACATGAAACATGGATGCTTTAGTTCCATTACCTGTATCAAACTTAGCACGGTATGGGCCAAGTCCTACTATCTCTAATCTCTCTACATATCCAGCAACTTGTGTTGAACCTACAAATCTACTTTTAACTTTTGAAACATGAGTTACTACTTTTTCAATTAGTCTTTCATTGGTTGTTAATTTACCATCACCATTTCCAAAGTTAGAACCGATACCAGGTGAACCATTACATTCTAAAATATATGTTTTACCATTTACGATTGTATGGTCTACTCCAACCATGTATGCACCTGTAGAACGATATGCATTTAGTATTGATTCTTTTTCATCATCAGAAAGTTTGTAAGGAAATGTTTCTGCTCCTCTATGTCTATTAGAACGAAAATCTTCTTTTGGTCTTACTCTTTTAGTAGAGGCAATAATTACACCATCTACTACAATAGTTCTAACATCATATTGCATTTCTAAATATTCTTGTATTAGAAGTTCAGCACCAAACTTCCATAGTGATTGTACATTTGATATTAAACTTTTATAATCATTTGCAATAGATACACCAATACCTTGTGTACCTGTAATTGTTTTTATTATAACAGGAAACTTACCACCTATTCTTTTATGTGCATCTGCAACTGAATCATCATTATTAATTAATGATGTTTTTGGTGTCTGTATTCCATTATTGTGAAAGGTAATATATGATGTCATTTTATTATCACAAGTTAACATACCGTCACGATTGTTAATCATGAATGCACCTGCCTTTTCAAAAGTAGAAAGTAATGCAAGACCTACTTCATCCTCTAATACTCCAGCACGAACAAACACGACTGTTTTGTGTACATCAAAATCTATTCTTTCATCTTGAATATTCGATATTGTTAAAATACCTTTTTCTAAATCATTGTCTGATACCCATGCTTCTCTTGTGTTAACAATATGACATGAAATATTATTTTTATCTGAATATTTTTTAAGTTGATTTGCAACCACTTCTTCTTTATTTGAAGATGTTTTAGTTAAGACAGCAATTTGTATATCGCCATCATTCACATTTTCCTCTGTGATAAATGATTGAAAGTTTTTCATAATGTATTTACTCGTTTGGTTGCCAAGTACCTTGTGCCTCTTGTTTTCCTTTATAGTCTGCAAGTGCAGCTTTGATAGCATCCTCTGCCAAAACCGAACAATGAATTTTTACAGGTGGTAGTGCAAGTTCTTCTGCGATGTCACTATTTTTAATTTTTAAAGCTTCATCTACACTTTGTCCTTTAACCCATTCAGTTAATAAACTTGATGAAGCAATTGCTGAACCACATCCATAAGTTTTGAATTTAGCATCTTCTATAATGCCATCATCATTTACTTTTATTTGAAGTTTCATTACATCACCACAAGCAGGTGCACCCACCATACCTGTACCTACAGATGAATCATCTTTATCAAGTGAACCTACATTTCTAGGATTCTCATAATGGTCTAAAACTTTATCTGAATATGCCACTACTCTACCTCTTTCTTTTTCCCTATGTTATATTTAGTTTCTAACATCCACTCATCTTTTTCTTTGAATGAAATAATTTTAATTTGACTTAATGGTGCAATAGGTTCTGGTTTACCTTTCATTGCAACTAAACCCCAATCACTTAGAAGTTTAACTATTGTATTTCTTCTAGCAATATCATTTTCTGATAAGTTTGTATCCTTACCATCAAGTGCAAATAATTCTTTAAAGTGTACTATATAATACTTACCTTGTTTATGAAGTATGTGGCAAGACTGGTATAGTTTCCTTTCTTTTCTAGAAGCAACTCCTATGCGAGATAAAGTTTCTCTAATCTTTAGGAAGTCATCTGGTTCTTTTAAAAGAACTTCAAACATCTGCTCCTGCTTCCATTGTATATTATTTTCCATGTTTACCGCCTTTATTTAAACTATTCATAATAGTTTTTATTTGTTCATCATTTAGTATACTGAGAGCCGATTTTGCTTTTTCATTACTATATCCATAATACTCTTTTACACATTCTAAATGTTTTTCTTTCTTCGCCTTTAGCCAAGGTGTATACCTTTGCCTTGTTCTTAGAGTATTTAGTAAAAAGTCAAACTGTAATTTCTTATCTGTCTGATGATTTATATTCATTTCATTAACTAGAAAGATAGTATCTTGAAATGGAGCAAGACATTTATTTACAATATATGGTGGATATTTCTTTTCCCATTGCTCATCTTCACTATCCATAAGTTTTTCTTTGGATGTATTAATGGCTTTTAAATATTCTTTTAACTCATACATTATCTAATCTCCGCCATGGTATTGTATGTGCATGGTTTGTTTCATTATATAAATTAACACTATCACCAGCAATTTGTATTCCACTATCTTTTTTAAATCCTTTATATGTCATGTTAAATGCAATACTTCTTCTTTCACCAGAGCCTTGAAATGGATATACTTGATGATATAAATTATTTGGAAATAATAAACACATGCCTGGTTTCGGTCTAGTTACAAAAGAACCTACTGTAAAAATACTATCACTTTGACAAAAAGTAAATTCTATTTGACCATCTTTTTCTTTTGGTTTGTTAGGTATGTTTCTAGGTTTCATAGGTGGTATTTTTAAATATAATACAGAACTTATTTGACAATGTGAATGATTGTGTTGTGGATTATATTCATTTTCATATTGAGATACAGACCATATAGATTGCATTTGAGTTTTAATATCCATTGCATTAAATAAATCTTGTTGATGAGAATTTAAATAAGCTTGTTCTATGTAACTTCTAGATAGTGCATGAAAAACATCCATACATTTTTTTTCTTCCAACATAGAATGTGGTATTTCACTTTCAGTTTCAATCACACCAGCAAGTCTAGAGCCCATGTCTTTTTTATCTTTGATTACATCAACAATGTCATTAAGTTTTTTAATAAACCCTTCTGGTAATTGTGCCACTAAAATTAATGGCCCAAAAGGTTTTACTACTTGTACATTTTTTATTTCCATTTCACATCAACCATAATTTCTGTTAGACAAGCCAACAAGTTTATTTCTTGGTCGGCCACAAAAGCTGACTGATACTGATACTTAGATAAGATAAGAACTGCATGAGGTATTGTACCAGCAGTAGCATGATTATACAAATTGTCATAAATCCTGCGATAAATACGGACAGGGTCATTGTCAAGATTATGTACAATCCACTTTCGTACATTAGTGAATTCCTGAGCCTTGAGTGCGGTAATAAGTTCATTTATATTTACCTCTGATATATTTACAAGAATACCAGCATCTATCTGACCTGATGTAGAGTATCTTTGTAATTCGTTTATTGTTCTACGCCAATCTGGGAAATATTTAGTTAATACTTCCATTATAACTCTAGGTTCATATTTTATATTTTCTGTTTCTAGAATATTTTTAACACGACCAAAAAAGTCTTTTGCAAGTTTTGGTTTATCATCTTTTGCAATAATAAAATCAATTACACTACATCTTGAATGTAGAGGGTCAATTAATCTATTCTTATAATTACAAGTAAGAATGAATCCACAATTCTTATGAAATTCTTCCATGAATCCACGAAGTGCAGGTTGTGTTGATTGGGGATTTAAATAATCTGCCTCATCAAGTATGACATACTTACGACCACCTTCAAGTGATACAGTAGAGGCAAAGTTTTTAATTTTATTTCTGAGTACATCAATACCAGATTCTTCTGAACCATTTATTAGTAATGATGTTGCACCAATCTCATCAAGCATTGCTTTGGCAACAGTAGTCTTACCGACACCAGGCCCACCTGATAAAATTAAGTTTGGTATGTGTTTGTCTTCTACAAATTCCTTAAAAGTCTTTTTTAAGTTCTCTGGTAAAATACAATCATTGATTGTGCTTGGGCGATGTTTCTCAACCCATAAAAAAGTTTCCATAATATATAATCCAATTTGTTATTCATAACTTGATTCAGGTTCAAGTGCAACCCAATACTCTACATCTTTATTAGAAGATGCTAGATGACTAATATTCTTAGATGAAATATCAACATCATAATCACCATCCATAAGTTTTAGATTTTCCACTTTGAAAAAGAATTTAAAATCACTACCATCTGCAACAGTATCAACATCAATAGAGAATGTATTTGCAGTATCATTCTTTTTATCTTTGACTGTTAAGAATACATCAGTATTATTTTTTTCTAATACTAAATCTGGTGCCTGTATAACACCAGCAGCTCTTTTAAGTTTATTTAAGTTTTCACCATTCAGTTTAAATGATACTTCTTTACTAGGCATAGTAATTGTTTTATTTGGTGAAGTAACAACCGATGGGTCTGAATAAAAATACTTCAAAGAATTCTTTGGATTATTTTCTTCTTTAATAGTTACAAACCCTTCATCAAATTCTAGAACAGGATTTGTAAATAAAGATATAGAAGCAAGAAATTCATTTAGGTCATAGATTGCTACTTCCTTATCAAATGATTCTTCTACTTCAGCCTTTGCAACAATATTTTTCATGGCAGACATTGTTGTCAATGTACTACCTTCTTTTATTACAAGGTTTTGATTTATAGATGCAAAGTTTTTTAATACATCTACTGTGTGTTCACTTAGTTTCATAATATACTCCTTTTTGTTTAACTCTTATTTAGTGTTGGTGATTTAAATTCTGCAATAGTTTCTTTACTATCTCTGATATTAAAATTAGCAGACATTGTTCTTCGTTCACCTTCTCCGAAAAATGGCATGACACAATGTTGCAACCAATTAGGAAATATCATCATAAATCCTTTTTTAGGTTTAACATATTCTTGTGCATCTAACTTTAATCTGTAAACATCTGCAATGGTATTTGTTGATGTAATTAAACCTGTAAACCCATCAATACCACCAGCTGCATTTGCTAATTCAGGTATTCTTGGTTTTTCTTCAATACACTTTGGTACTTTTAAATAAAGTATACAAGATAGTCCTGCAGGTGTTTCACACCCATGTGCATGTAGAGGATTGTAATCTCCAGCATAACTGTGTACAGTCCATGCTTCAAATGCCTCTGCAATACTACCACGCTGATAACCTATTTTATCTTGTAATAAACTAGTTGCACATCTGTCTACAACAGTTTTAAAATCTTTTCCTATTTGACTATCAAAAGGAAAAGTCCATTGAGCAGATTTTTCGTGTTGTGATATCTGTCCAACCAGCTGACTTTGATGAGATACTTTACTTGGTATAATCACATTGTCAATATGGTCATTTATATCATCAATAAATGGCTCAGGAAATTGTATTGTCATTGCTTTATATGACGGTATACTTTTTATTTGTGCATGTGTATCAAAAGTTTTTCTTTCTTTTTGTTCACCTAAAGAATCTGAAAGGTCTTT